GTTGTGAGCGTGAGGAGTATTTGCGTGTTGTCATTTATTTACCTATCGGCTGTAGTGGACTCGAATTGGATACAGAGTTTGTTGTCTCTGAGTTTCCTCGTTGAGGCGTTGGGTATATAGGGCGTATAGTTGTTTTGTTGCAGTTTGTGAAGCACCATAAGGACGTTTGCTATCTGTCTCATCTGCCTGTGGGCTAACCTGTGCAGCACGTGCTGGGTCAAGGTAGGTAAGCAAACGATAAGAAGCACCAAGAACAATTACATCTTTGCAAGAGTTTGGCAGTCCAGTTTGTGTTGAGAAGTCTTGAGAGTTGCTAGTAAATGGTTCTGGGTCTGTAGAATAAATAACCTTTACAGTTCTACCTGGAGTAACATAGTCTCCAATGGTTACTGTTTGAGCATTAGCACCGAATACGGTAGATGCTTTAGAATCCCAAGACCAGCGACGAATAGGAATCCACTCTTGAGATGGACCAACTGCTTGCCACATAATTGTAAGAATGTTTTGGATATTTAAATCATCAAAGTCATAGGTTGTTTGAGCAGCATTGAATGTAAAGGTAGTTACTTTAGCAGCATAGATAGTAGAACCAGCAGCATTAATAGTATCATTGATAGCCTTCTTAACCACATAACGTGGGAAGGTAGGTGAAATAGTAACCTTAGTATCTGCTGTGTGTGTAGCAGCGGTAGTACCTAGATAACCACGACCATATGGAGATACAGTTGCTGTATTAGCAATACGGTCAAATGAATCTACCCATAGTAATTCTTCATCAATCTCAACTACGCCTTTACCTAGATTCTCAGTTGAACCTAAAGATAAGATAGTAGGAGATGTAGATGATGATGTGGTAGTAGTAACAGCACTGGTTAAGTGAGTTGCTCTGTCCTGTTGGTAGGTATAACCTGCAAGGTTAATCTGAACCTCATTGATTAAGTCTGTTAATGTAGTTGTCATTAGGCGTCTATGCTCCGTAATGCAGCAGGTGCTGCTAGGCCAGTGGTTCCTGCAAGTTCATTACATATACCATCAATATCTTTGTAATCAGCAGGAGTTGTTTTGCCTGCCAGTACGTTTAAAGCGCCAACGGTTGCAAGCCCAGTAGTTTCCGCATAGACATTCGCAGCCCCTTGTTCATCAAGAAACTTTGTTATATCGGTAATACCAGCAAGACGATTAAGTTCTGCGGTTAAACTACTACCTGCTTTACCAAGTGCCATTGTTTATCCTATCTAGGTGTAATGATTTTCTTATCAGGAGTGATAAGTTTTGACTTAGGCTCTTCCTTAGGTTTACCAAAGAATGCATTGTAATAATGTTCATCGAATGAGAACCGCTTCATATGTGGGGCTAATGCACCAGTATGAGCATATAGTGGAATCTCTGCTTTATCGCATAGGGCAAAGAAGAATATATCTTCACCTATAAACTTAGTTCCTCTACCCATTTCCATAAAAATTTGTCCGTCTTGAGATACTTCACGAACCTTTGGCACGATACTGCGGTGCATTAATACAAATCCCATACCCGCCGCATCAACCTTAATTAGTTGATTTACTGGCATTGGGTGAACTCTGGTTAATCCAAACCCACCCTCATCTCCAACTATAAAGTTAAAGATTGTAGGCATTGGAATCATTAAAGGTTCTTCTGGATTATCTGTAGTAAAATATATTCCAGTAATAATTGGACGCTTTTCAGCATCTTTGTTATCCCATAATAATTTAAACTTTTCTGGACTAATTACTACATCTGAGTCTACCCATAGTAGCCATTCGTAATCAGTCTTATCAAACCAGTAATCAATTACTGTCTGTCTTTGTCTAGCAATCTGGTTGCCCTGACTTCGTAGCGATGTTGCAAACTCTACGCCAGACTTTAACATTACATCTGTTACGCCTTGCATAAACTTGCCATCAACCATACCGTTGTCACACCATACAACTGCTACTGAATCTTTTGTCCCCTTGGTACTCATATTACCACTTAACCTTGTCCGCCCAATAGGCTGCACTCATCTTACCTTTAGCAATATTTTTACGATGACGAGCCTTAAATGATTTTTGTCTTGCAGTAGGTTGCCTGTCACCAGTTACGCCTTGTTGTCCAAAGCGAATAGTCTTAACTTTACTTCCTTCTTTAGCCACAACTACGTGTGATTTAGTAGGATGCTTAGGTGTACGCTTTGGTTTATTAAAACCAGATACACCAATTCTTTCTAATCTTGGGTCTTTCACTTCTTTTTCCTTGCCACCGCAGCATTATCTACGAGGTTTGGATATGGTCTACCAGCCTTCTTAGCCCTTGCTTTAGCGGCAGTTTTTTGTGCTGGTGTTAATTTCTTAGAAGTTTTTTTAGGGTTCTTCTTATCCCAAAATGCTTTCTTCATTTGCTCCCCTTTGTTTGTTCTTTAGTCTTTGGGTCAAGGCGGGTTTTTTCCCGTCCATCTTTGCGGAGAATAACAATTAAACCGTCCCGCATAATTGATTTATTCCAACCGTCGTGACGCTTGCGTTGACCCGATGACATTATATTTCCTTAATTAGTATAGTAATTTGGCCACATACCAGTACGTTTTGATTCAGCAGCACGCTTTTTCATAAGGTCCGCAAGGGCTTTTTCCATACGTGCTTGTTCACTTTTTGGAAGTTTAGCAATTTTACGTATAGGTCCCTCACCTGGCACGGTTACACTAAACTTAGGGTCTAGGTTTTTAATTTTTTTCTTAGGGACATCATACATCTTGTCCATATTACTTCTTCTTTGTTGCTTTCTTCATTGTCTTCTTAACAGCCTTCTTCATTGGCTTGCCTGTCTTCTTGGCTTCTTTCTTTGCCATTGCCATACCTTTTGCTGTGTAAGCAAACTCTTTCATTCCTACTTTTGGCATTATATTTGTCCTATCTCTTTCATTATGGTTGCGGCTTTTGGAGTTATATCTTTAGTCTTAGGCATAGTGTCCGCATCATACGCTTTACCTAATACTTCTGAAGCCCTATGCGCTTCTTGTATGTGACGCATAGTTGTTCCTGCTGGTTGTATTCCTTGCGCTCTTGCGTCCCGATAAGCCTGTAACTCGCCAGTCCATTTCTTATCTGGAATATCTCTCTTAGCATCTCCAGAGTTCATCTGAAGTCCCAAGCCTTTACATCCAAAACATCCATCTATTGGAGTTGGGTGATGTTCCCAATGTTTCATATATCCCCTATGCTGCTACGAAGTTTGCTTCTGTTACTCCTATGTTAGCAGCAATCAATGCTGCCTTGGTTGTATCATTAACTATATGATTGCGACCACCAACGTAAAATTCTTGATATGATTCCACACTTGAATCTAATGGATAGCGACTAATTTTATATGTTCCACTTTGTTTTACTACAGAGATTCCAACATTTCTTTTAAAGAAATAAAATAAACGGTGTTTACCTATAGGTCCCTCTTCTACACTAGGTGTAGTAAATATGAAATCTGCCATTGTTCTCCTTAATGAACTTACTGTAAGGCTAGAGTTTCCCCTAGCCCTACCGTCAATCAACTAAGCGATTGATGAACCTGATTCGATTCTAAATAGTGCCTCTTCACGGTAGCGAGCAAATCCTAATACGCCGTACCAACCCATTGGGCGGTGACGCATCAAGCGGTCAACTACTGGTCCGATAACTACGTGTGGCTCTTCGGCAACTGCCTCAGCCAACGCTTGCTGTCCTGCAACGATTGTGCGGTACACCTTTGCAGATGAAGCACCATCAGTTGCGTTGTACAAACGTGCGGACTCTACGAAGTATGCACCTTCGTAAGTTCCAATTTCTCCTGCCCAAATGCGGTCTTGTGAAGAACCGTATTGGTTAGGAAGTAGCCATCCTGCTGAACCTGTCTCTGCACGAAGGTCGTGTGAAACTTCTGGGTGAATACCAGTCCAGTATAGTGAACCCTTGCGACCAACGGCTTTGTTAGCACGTAGTTTAGCAACGGCTCTGCGTAGGTTAGCAGATGAAATTGTAGCAGCAGCAGTTACTGTTGCTGTTGAAGTTGCAGTTGAACCTGAGTAGATTACGTTTGAACCGCCACGCAATGTTGTCATTGCTACGGAGTCAATAGAATCTGCAAGGTTGAATGCGATAATGTTTGCAATTGCTGGGTCAACATCTGCAAGAGAGAATAACTCTAATGCACGAGTTACCAACACTGAGTTACCGTACTCTGCAAGAGTAATGGTTACTGATGTTGGTGTTGACATTGCTACTGCATCTGGGTCAGTTGTCTCT